TTGGGTTGCTTCTACTGTATCGGAAATGCTGTTAACCTCATCGGAGTCTAAATCATTCAGGACATCCTGAACAATCTCCAAGAGTGTCATTTTAATTGTAGCCATTATTCTTACCTAGCCTTATGTACGCGGGCTGAGATTAGACCGATATCAACTATATTAGCTGTACCAACATCAGTCTTAATATTAATTCTAGCACCATGAGACACCATATTAGATGTCACCGGGAATAAAGCGGATTCAGTAATAAACTGATTAGTAGACTTAACTAGAGATACAGTAGTTTCACCAAGAAGTGTACCATAAGTAATACCATCAGAAGACCCAAAGATAGAAATATCTAAAACTTTAGGAGAACCAGTAGCAAAAGAATCTACCTTTAGAGAAAGAGTAATAGAATGAAGATCTCCCGCAGCAACAAACTGGAGAGTTTCAGTAGCCAGATTCATAAGACTGGAAGTTGTACCCGTTAGGGTAATCGGAATCTGAGAGACAGTATCATCTGTCGTAAAGGGAAGAAGTACATTAGTAGTACTAACTGCTAAGTATGTAGTCCCTACGTATGTCGTATTAGTATATTTACCCCAGCCTGTACCGGGGAATCTGTTAGCGTTAGTCCATGTACCAGAGCCACTACCATTAGCTAGATAAAGCTGGTTAGCTGAAGCCGTAGAGATACCCTTAGGCTCATGAAGGTTAGGATCTGTCAGACTACTGTGCTGCACGTTCGCCAATTTATATTCCTCCTTTTGCTCTTTCTAAGAGACAAATTGAAATAACTGATTCTTTTGTTTGAGGTGGAAAGGAAGCATTTTTACCACCGAAATGACTATGAAAAAGACTATGGTCATTGGCACAAAGAACAACAGCAGTACCTTTTTCTAAGTCTTGTAGATTAGCTACAGCACTTTGACTTCTACCGTATCTCTTATAATCTCTGTGTAAATGATGGACCTCCAAGACTTCATGTCTCTTAATACCACATACACAACACCCATATTCAGAAAGTTTTTGTTTAGAAGTTAAATTTTTAGAGTATGCTTTTTGGTTTGTTATTTCTCTTTTGCAGTCTAAACACTCTCCTCTAAGGTATCCTTGTTTAGTACTGGCTATTGGGTACATACTTTCGTCTTTAACCTCAAGACACTTTGTACATTTCTTAGCCATCTATAGTTCACCCCGGAGGACCATTAGTATTATTATATCGATTCTTTCAAAGATGTCAAGGGGGACCATCTCTGATCCCCCAAGAGTAATGTTAGACTTCGATGTACTCGATCACCAGTCTACCACGGCCAGCAGTCACCGTACCACCAAGGGTCGTGTAGACGTAGCCATTAGCAGAACCGATAGAAAGCGTACCACCAGCCAAAGCACCGTTACAAAGAACGACTTCGTTTGTATCAAGATCAGCCTGTGCGATAGTAGCATCAATGCCATCGGCATCAATAACTGTACCATCCTTCTGAGCCAGACCAATGGTCAGGGTACCAGAAGTACCAGCCATAGCTGTAGTAACGATCAGCGTAGCCTTCTTGATGTACGAGCCAGCCGGAACGAAAGCTTCATGCGACCAAGCCGCAGCGGTAATCGCTGTAGCAAAGTTAAAGTCAACAATCAGTTCCTTTGTAGCACCCATAGTAGCAACGCCAGCACCGCTCTGTTCAGCCTCAGGGCCAGTGAAACGGACTTCAAGCCCGTCAGAGTTTGTCCAATCAACACTCATATTAATATCCTCCTATTAAACCGAGGCGTTCGAAAGAACGGTAACAAGGTTCTCCGGGCGATAGAGCTTGACACCATAACGAGCGGTAGTCACAAACTCTGTACGCTGGAGGTCCTTATTATATTCAGTATCGACCTCAGGCATCTGTCTCCAAGCACCAATGAACGGAACAACCGAAGCATCAGCAGAGAAGAACAGGTTAGCCTTGAAGCCAGCGCAGTTCACAGTCTCAAGCGTTTCCGAAGAGATTGTAGCCAGACGCTGCGAGGTATAGACATCGAAGCCGTAGACGTTACGGACGAAGCGCATACCTGTCGCAATACCCGAAGAGACGATACCCTCGAACATCGGGTTGTTGGTGAGGGTAGAAAGCTGTGTACTCGTCTCAATGGTGTAAGCCACAGATGGGTCCACAATAGCGACACGGTTATTAGCCGAGACATTCGCAAGGTTTAGCGAGAGGTTAGCACGGGCGAAGTCATCCACCTTAATGACGCTGCTAGAACCAGTAGCGACATAACGATGCTTACCACCGTTAATCGTATTGGTATTAGCAGCCGTCTGCTGAGACTGAAGACCAAGGATAGCCTCCTCGACATGCTCCATAATGGCACGTTCCTGCTCAGGCACAAAGCGCGAGACAAGTTCGTTCATGTAGAACATATCCTGCTCAGCCTTCTTCGTCACGTATGTACCCGAAGAGAGGTACTCAGTGATCTGGAAGGTAAACTGACCAGTGTCGAGAGGACGGTACTTAACCGCTTCGTCTTCAACATAGTCATCAACGTACGCCTGACCAATCGACGGGATCTTAAACGTATCGCCGTCAGGGAACTCCTGAAGCCAGCGAACGTATGTCTGAGCCATAAGCTCATCACGCAGAATCTCCTTAAGCTCACGCGACCAAACTTCAGCGCGAGTAAGGAGAGAAACATTACCAGTTGTCATACCCGACATATCTGATTCTCCTTTATATTATGTTAAGAGTTGTAGAAACGATCCCCTAGTCTTTCACGATCCTGAATCATAGTGTTCTGGATCTTAGGGGAATAGTACAAACTTCTATTCTCCTTACGCATCTTCTGATAGTATTCGAAGGTACGGTCCTGAGAATAAGAGTTGAAGTTCTCACTACGAATTGTTGACTGGGTAGTAACACCAGTGGAAGTACTAGTCTTCTCACCCATCTTCTTAACTCCAATCAACTGAAAGAATGCTGTAGGGGATTCGGCTGCAATTTCCTTAAGCCTGTCGAGAGACATATTAAGCTCCAGACTCTTAGCCTTCAGGACATCCGCAGTCTTATCACCGTACTGCTTCTGCATCTCTTCTCCAACTACAGAGATATTCTGAGAAGCAGTCTTACTCTTTTCTTTCGCAGTAATTACTTTTTCTACAAGGGCTTCAAAGTCACTCGCGCTCTGAGTGGTGTTCTCAGTATTAGAGGAACTGGTTGTTACCGGAGGAGGCTGTTCTGCACCAGTCTCAGAACCCTTGCTCATCTGTTCAAGGAGGTTCTTAGCATAGTCCTGCTTTGCAAGTTCTGCCCGAAGTTCGTCAAGCGTCTTAGTGATTTCACCAATGTGCCTATCGGCTTCAAGCTTCCCCTTAGCAAGGGCTTCGATATCCTTAAACTTCTTGCCATCTCCTACCAAATGATCTACAAAAGACTCTTTTGTCTGGGTCTGCTGCGTATCAGTTGTCGTACTATCCGTGGTCGCGGAACTAAAAATGTCGCTCATTATTATTTTACCTCTTGGTCTAGGTGTAAGATATTAATAATTTCTGTTAAAGCCCTGTTGTAACCATTGCGGTCTGCTTGCTTATAAGCCCAACTAGGACTATCGTAATCATTAGCGATTACAATCTCTTTAATCTTGCTGTTGACAATCTGCTCAAGTTTATCTAGGACATTCTTAGCAGACTTGACTTCCTTCTTAAAACCTTCCTGTTCGTCTTTAGGAAGGTCCATAAACCAGATAGTCTTCATTAAATTCCTTCATCCATAGCGATTGCATTCTCTTCGTCAGCGATAAGCTGGACTTCCTGTGCAACCTTCTGTGTTTCATAATTCTCATAGATAGAGATGTTAGAAGCAAAGAGACTCTTTTCACCAAGCTCCTCAGCCATGATCCTAGCGAACTCCTTGCCGCTAAGGTGGGCAGCAACAGACGGATCAGAAGCCTTAAGCTGCCAAAGCTGGGAAAGGTTCTGTACTCTCTGCGCTCTCTCTGCAAAGTGCCTAGCACCCATCGGAATGATCTTACCGTTTGCTGTGATATCTTCCTTAGTAATTGTCTGGAAGATCGAAACAGAAAGTTCATCATCCATGACACGGATAACGTCAGAGGCATCCATGTTTCTTCTGCTTGCCTCAAGCATAGCATTCAGGATAGGCTCTACAAAGATACGCTCGAAGTGCTGTGTCTTATTCTGGA